TCCTAAAATTGCCCTTTAATGATACAGCTAAATCATACCACGTACCATCAACACCAAACGACAAATCATATGGATAAATAGTTTCGTCATTAATGGTTTTCTGCATCTTATAATACACATATACTCTATCTAGAGCTGTGCCTGACATCATAATACTCTTTCGGACAGTATCCTTAAAATTTACAATATCATAACTTAAGCATTTCTTAGCCAAATATTTAACCAAAGCCATACAAAAAGTCGTTAGAAACGCTTCATATCCTACCGCATGACCAACATAAATACTTTCCTTACTATTAGCTTCTGCAATAGATCCAGTTTCTTTTTTATATACAACGCCTTGCCTAGCAAATTTTTTAAACTCTTTATACTTCTTATATTTCACTTTCTTAAATTTTCCTTTATATTTCCCTGGAGCAGCCCGCCAATTACCTGTCGAACGCACAGCCGTCGAAGTCCTTCGAGAGTTACGTCGACCTTTACCAAACATCATGTTAGTAATAGTCCGAGGAGGTGTATTTAATACAGTTTTCGGTCTATCCGTTCTCTTTCTTCCCTGCCAATATGTTAAACCTGCAGCCAGAGCAGCAGCACCAGCAGCAGCACCAGCAGCAATTCTACTACGAGTACCTTTATAAACACCCATAGAATAAACAAAGGTTAGGGTTACACATACCCATACCGTGTAGCAGTAGCCTATATCCTCCGTCCTGAAGGTAATACTGGGGCCGGAGGATGAGGCCATAAAAGCGCATTAAGGTTTGGGTCGACATGGTTCGTCAAAATAACCCAAATAAACGACGACAAGCGTTTAAATTACTGGCTGAACATTTTTACAAGTCTCATACATGGCCTAGAAAAATAAGAACAATTGTGTATGAAAATACAAACTGTAACAACCAAGAAAGGTTTGTTACATACGTTTTCTTCTTAAATAATGGTCTATCACCAGATCTTACATATGAAGTATTTAATAACCTATGGATTTTAGATAATGACTCTGAACGCCAAATCAAATGGCTAAGACAACAATGGAACAACAACTGGCATTATAAATCTTGGCAATGTGAACCTGAAGACCAAGGTTTAAATTGGCCATCAAGTAAATGGCGTAATTTAAATTACGCCAGAGATAAATATGAACAATCTCGATGGGAGAGAAGTCCTCGCCATCAAAGAGAAACAGATATAATGAGTGATAGTGAATGATGTCATAAAAGCGTATATAATAGATAATAATCAAATCAAATTTATTATGTTTGTAAATCTTCTTCTTAAAGCAAGTTTGGTCTCTATATCCAATTCTTTATACCAATCTGAGATCTCCAAATTTGAAGTAAAGTACCATATTTTAGTATTTAAAAATACTTGGCAACCTTTAACTTCAACTGCGCAAGGGTATCTATCTAACCACTTTAGGAGATGAGACACCTCCACAAGACCACGAAACTCATCCACAATAACAATTTCTTGTCCCCTATAACCGTCCCACCATTTGGTGGTCGGTGCTTTAAGATAATAATCTTTTCCTTCAACAAAGTCAAACACAGTTTTGGACTTACCACTGCCGGTGGGACCCCAGTACAAATGTACTTCCTGAGGCCCTCTTACAACCGGGGTGCCATAATCAATTGAAATCCGCCGTAAAGTAGAGTAGTGCCTTATTAGCACATCCGGCTCAATCTCTTCTAATTTTCCTTTTTTGGCTTTTTCCAAAGTGACAGCCCAATCTTGCTGGGAGTTTCTTCTAAAAGGGAACTCACCGAATTCAAATCGGGTTCCGGCGACAGAGCTCTCATCTTTAAGACAGTACTCGCGCGCTGCCTGGCTCTTGGCCGGCTCGCAGTGAGCACGACCGCCGAACATTTCTCGCACACTTCCCATGGTTGTTTTCTTTCGCAAGCAGACAAGTACTTGCCAATGTTCAAAGCCTGTTGACGGAGCAACTTCCAGTTGTCCGCAGACATAGAGATAAGTTTCTCCCCATTCTTCTGGGGGGCACCAGGTATCTTTTGGGATCGTAAGGATCCAATATCTGAACTGGGTGTTTTTTCGTCTACCATTTTGCATCAAGCAACAAATAAAATTCCAAATTGAAAAAGAAATTAAACTTACCATTGTTTATTTATATAGTAACTAACCTATAACCGTGGGAAACTTTCCTAAAATAGAATCACGCCACGTCTACATAGGGAATAGAAGAAGGCTTTTTACCAAATACGCGCATCTCATAATTTTGGTTAAGTTCCCAACTAACCGCGATTTTTGCATTAACATCCATACGATCATTCAATTGAGTTTCAAACCCAAATAATTCAGCATAACCAATTTCCAATCTATTATTTGTTAATGAAACATTAGGATCTTGCAAACCAGAAAATAATTTCTGTATCAAAACATTAAAACCAATTTTAGGAATTTTAAATTTCAAATTACCCGACTTAATCTCTCCTGGATTTAAAAGAACATTCGTTTCCTTAGAAGCTCCTAACATATAAGCTGGAGGAGGCTTCTTCGTCAATTCAGGTTGATACGAAGCCGAACTATTAACAATGACACCGTTATCTTTAAAGGAATACATTGGAGTAAAAGAACCACCACCATTTAGCCTAGATCTTATTGGTTCAAATCCATTTAACCATCTTTTTCTTTGTTGATATCTTTTACCAACAATCGGATTAGAATTAATAACATCAGTCGACGTAGATCCATCAGCATCCTTAGTACGATTCTGAATTACAATATGACTATGAAACTTAAAATCAACATATATCTGTTCACCAGCCACTGTACCTTTCCAATCAGTAGTGCCATAATTATTTTCATAATATGACATACCAATAGTGATCAGTTTATACTCTCCCGCTTGAGGGAATAAAGGATCCTGAACAAAGTTAGTCCTAAAATTGCCCTTTAATGATACAGCTAAATCATACCACGTACCATCAACACCAAACGACAAATCATATGGATAAATAGTTTCGTCATTAATGGTTTTCTGCATCTTATAATACACATA